ATAGCCCTTCGGGGCTATTCAATAAGATTATAATAATCTTAAATAGTCCAATGTTGGACCAACCTTAAAAGGAACTTTTAATATGAATAGAAATAAATTAATTAAACTAATCAATAAAGAAATGCCAGAAGCTAAAGCTTCCCCGTCTGAAGATTTCAACGGTAACGATGGAGGCATTTGGTTTAGAGGTAGTGAAGATTCGCATGAAGATGAATTTATCTACAATATATATTCTAATCCATGCACCCGTGGTGTTCATATGAAGCTTGATGAAATTCTTGATGAACATGGATGGTTCGCAGAACCATATGATAGTGGAACTCTATTCGCTTGGAAATAATTTTATCCCTAGGGGATGATTCGTCATCCCTTTTAATAAGATTATACTAATCTTAAATAGTCCAATGTTGGACAATCTTAAAAGGAACTTTTAATATGACAATGATGCAAAGTATATATTTAATTGAAGGAACTATACTAATAGTTACAGTAGTATTAATAATAACAATTTGGAAAATAAAATAAAGGATACTTTTAATATGAATAAAATTTTAAACTATGGCTCATCGTGGCCTGCTTATGTTCAAGAACGGAATGATACACCACCCATTTATAGAACAGGTTCTATCTTGAGATGGAAAGAAGGCTATGAACAACGGCAGAAACAAAGGGATATAGCTAAAGCTAAAAATATTTTAAATAAAATGCTTGACAGCTTTTAATAGCCCGTGCTATGTCTTAATGGCAACTGAGCAACAAGGTCCAATGTTGGACTATCAATTAAAGGAACTTTAATATGTTATACGCTATAATGACCGAAGATGGCCTTGACCAAGTGGTTGAAACCAAGGAACAGGCCGACAAAGAAGTAAAATACTTAAAGGAAATAGCAAGGTGCAAGGTACGTGTTAAAAAGTTTGATACGTGGGAAGCATTAGATGCTTTCGAAGAAAAATTGAATTCATAACTGTAATAGTCCAATGTTGGACTACAAACCAAAGGATAAATAAAATGGATTATAATCTAATTGGCGTTGGCAATAACGCAAAGACAATCAAAGGCGATGGTAGCGAATTCATGACCGCTATCATGTACTTGAAGCCACATAAGACGGTGTATAAGGGTAGCATACGTAACCTATGCCCTATGGCGGACAAAGCAGGCTGTGTTGAGGGCTGTTTGAATACGGCAGGCCGTGGTGTTATGTCCAATGTACAGGCAGGCCGTTTGAGAAAAACGGAGCTGTTGTTTGAGGATAGAGACAAGTTTATGAACTTATTAAAAACAGACATAACCGTTTTTGCTAGACGTACTATGAACAATGGCATTCAACCATGTGTTAGGCTAGACGGCACAAGCGATGGTCAATTTGAAAGGTTTGGTATCATGGAACAATTCCCCGCTGTGCAATTCTACGACTATACAAAGATTGTCAAACGTGCTTACAAGAAATTGCCTAGCAATTATCACATTACACTATCGTATTCAGAAAAAAATCCCGCATATGCTGATGAAGTACGGCAAGCTGTGGATGATACAGGTGTGAACATGGCTGTAGTATTCGGTGTAAAATCAGCGGATGATTTCCCTGCTACGTTTAGAGGCTTGCCCGTAATCAATGGTGATAAGGATGACCTACGCTTCCTAGACCCTAAGCATTGCGTAGTAGGACTAATCGCTAAGGGCAAGGCCAAGAAGGATACTTCAGGCTTTGTAGTTCGCCCTAATGAAGATGGAACATGGGGCAGATTAGCCTAGCAAACTATATATATATCTTATGTGTTATATACTAGAATATATATGAAAGTATATAACACTTAGATATATAATAAATCGTCCAACGTTGGACTATCAAACACAAAGGAAAAATAAAATGAATAAAGCAGAACAAATCGAACTGGCCAAATACATCAATGTATATCTCTTCGCATTGAATTGTCCGCATGATTCGGAACATATATACAACGCTATCGAATGTTTCTATAGCGATTACAAAGAAGCAATGATTGTTTCAGCAGAAGAGCAAGCCGATTTTGAGCTTGAACAGCTCATGAACGTAAATGAAAGCGACCAATTAGGGCTGTATAAATAAGAACTGTAATTGTCCAACGTTGGACTATCAAACACAAAGGAAAAATAAAATGACTAAAACATTCAAACTTTTAAATAACGAGTACGGGTTTACTTTTTCTAAGACTAACTTAAAATATGGTTATGAAAACCACGGGCATACTTGGTTGATACGTTCACCATTCTTTTGCCTAGTATGTTGGAAGGGGTAAAATAAAATGACTAAATTAATAAATGAACTACCTGTAACCGCCTACTTTGAACATGGATGTTATGCGGAAAAGATAGCAACCTTTCAAAGTGAAGAACTTTATATGCTTGCAGTGCCTGCATTAGAAGCATACGCAAAAGAAAATAATTTAATTTTAACAGAGAGCATAGACGATGAGTAAACAATACGATGAGACAATAATCTTTCAAAAGATTAGCGTAAAGCGTGGGCATAAAAAGCCTACAAAGTACAACGATGAGTGGAAGCGTGGCCGTAAGGCCATGCGTAAAGCTAAACAACAACTACAGGAGCAGGCATATGCCTAACAAATTTACTATTTCAAATAGTCCAACGTTGGACAATCTAACTAACCAAATAAAAGGAACTTTAAACATGACTATTCTTAATACAATCAAGACACTTTTCACAAGCAAGCCAACAGGCTTTCACCGTTCAACAGGCATGACAGGTCAGGTAATTGCATCAACGCAATTGCAAGGCAAGCTTGAGCGTGTTGAGAAGCTTTATAAAAAAGTACACGGTGCATCACTAGGCCGCTATAAATTTTACCAAGCCACACTACCACTTGCCCGTCAGTCTAAGTCTGAAAATGGTGGGTACATTCAGTATGATGCACAGGCTGTAGCAGGCAAGCTATTAGATGGTATGGAAAAAGCATTGAGACAGGCAGTTCGCAATGATGAACAGGAAGTGAGCTTAGTTATTGACCACTTTAGAATTGATAATCTCAGAGAGCTTGCCCGTACTAGTCGTGGTAAAGCTAAGAAAAATGTAGCATAGAAAGGAAGCGAGCATGACCATAAAAGAATTACAGCAAGTAACGTTTATCATATGCGATAATCTGCGTGTAGATTTGGATGCATTAACTGATAAACCAATACGCAAAAATGACATGGCCTATGCGCTTTTAACTGAGTGCATAGAAGAACTTGAAAAGATTAGAGAGGCAATATAAAATGACAATGATGCAGAGCATATATTTAATTGAAGGAACTATACTAATAGTTATAGTAGTATTAACAGTAACAATTTGGAGAATGAATAATGACTGACACATTAAACGATATACCTGTAATGCCTACGACACATCACAAGATGTACAATCTGGGCAGTGATTGGAACAGCGTACTGAAACTAGCACAGGAACAGTACGAGGATGGCAGGCAGGAAGCCGCTCTTAATACGATGCGAGCATGGGCATTACCTGAAGAGGCAATAGAATGGTTTTGTAAACAAGATGAACTGCCAATTGAAGATGGCAACGTGGTCATCTATTGGCCACCACTGAATGGGGAGACAGCATAATGGAATTGATTATCAAACAATTGACACAAGGTGGCCGGTCATTAGCAGGTGGTTTAATAGTCACACTGCTAGGAGCACTGGCACTAGCCTTATTTTTAGTATCATTAATAATATTAGTAACCCTAGGCGGAAGCTTAATTTAAAAAGGAGAATATAATATGTATTGGCAAGTAGGAATGAAAATAAATGCAGAGCGTGGGCAGACTACTGTTCACCCTGCTTCACTTGAAGTGAGCGAATGGGATAGTGCGGTTGAGTATGCCCTTGAGATGGCAAGGGTAGCACATCCAGATGCACACATTGAACTTGAATATGTGAAGGAGTACGACTGATGAGTAAAGAATTATATAATATGTATAGCCCTTGGAATCAGAACGACCCTGAGTACGGTGACGATATCTACCTAAGTGATGGCGTATACGTCACCGCTGAAGGTGAGGTATATAATGATACCTACGAGTATTGTAAGGAGTGTGACTGCATCCTACGTTGGGATGAGGCGGAGGCTTTATGTAAATCATGTGAAACAAGAAAGGAATAAAGCTAATGCGAGAGAGCTTTACTGCTGATAGCAAAATTAAAATCATAAACTGTGCCCGTGACGTAGTGTACAACGTATCTGCCATGACAGGTGTATATGAAAGTACCACACAACGTAAGCTTGAAACTAACCTAGTGGCCTTAATTGAAGCCGTGATAGATGACAGAATAGGAGTATTAAATGACTAAGACAATAATACATATCAATCGTAATATCATACAGAGTAATGCCAAGCATGGTGAGACTAAGCCTGTGTGTAGGGTTGAAACAAGTGGACAAAAGCCAGTACGGTACTGCATGGAAGTCCATATCAAGGGGGAGAGCCTAATGGTGTACCGTCCCGATAGACCACGCCCTTGCGGTGCTAAGCTGTGGATAGAGACAGAGGCAGACGTTGCCCTAATAGGAGCAATTAATAATGAATAGATGTAATCATTCCATTACCCGAAGATTTCTGAAAAGTAGTGCTTGACACTGCCAATAATAGCAATTAATATACAACACAATATCAGTTGTCTAGATAATCTAGCAACGTAACCCCAACCGAAAGGAACTTTAAATATGTTATACAACAAACAACCATTAAGCGAACTACTACCTACTGACCTTGACTTTGCAGTAGAATTTGAACCAACCAAAGTACAGGATAAGAAGTATGTCATCAACGGTGCGACAGGCGAGTACTTAGGTGTAGTCGGTGAATCATTTAACTGTGCTAACCATACCGATTTCTTCGGTGGTGTTTACGACACAGTGACTGAGCATCTTGATGATGATGCCTGCAAGGACATGAAGGTCAAATGGAATGTAGCCAAGCATAATGCATGGGCTATGATGGACATTACCTTACCTAACGTGACTGCTCTTATTGAGAATGATAAGCACAGTACTGAGGTAGGACAGCGCATCATTGCCTTACACGGTATAGATGGCTCATGTTCTAACCAAACATACTTCGGTGCAATTGATTTCTTCTGTACTAACGGTATGATTAGAGGTGAGCATGACAAGGTGCGTAGGAAGAACACAAGTAACTTCAGCATGGACAGGTTCATTAATGACCTAACCCATAGCCAACAGTCTTTCTATGCACAGTCAGAGCAACTTCAGCGATGGGCTGTCAAGCCATTGTTTATAGCGGACGTTAAGTCTATGCTTGAGACATTGCTTAAGTCAGACCGTACCGTTGAGAAGATGATGGGTCTGTACAATCAGGAGACAGCAGTACGTGGTCAGAATGTGTGGGCATTGTACAGTGCGTTCACAAACTTTGCTACCTATGCTGATGAACGTAATGGTTTCAGTCTACGTAATACCGGTAAAGATACTGAGGCTATCTCAATGTTTACCCGTGAACAGAAAGTCTCACAGTGGATAGACAGTGCCCCATTCAAGCAATTGATTGCGGCATAATAGAAATCTTCCGGTAATGGGTAGCTGTTTTTAATATGAAAGATGGCTACCCACCTTCCCTATACTCAGTAGGAACTCTGAATACACAGATAATTGAAAAGGAAATATGAATGAACGTATATGAAATGAATAAGCAAGCATTGATAGACAATAAAATTGCGTTGCCAATTATGTGGGCATCGACTGCTAATATAAACGATGATAACGATGTTGAAATGGATGCCTATATTGACTGTACAGAGACGCTGACTTTGATGGTATTGAAATGCCCCATTGATATTGGCTTTGACTTTGTTATGGTTATTGACCCTGACAAGCCGTACACACAACGGACAGGGTGGATGGTGATGTCCGATGTAGAGGCATGGAATATTGAAAAGGAGAACTTAAATGACTAAGGTATATGAAGTAACAAGAAGCTACACAACATGTGACGTACATGTCGTTAAAGCTAACAACGAAGAAGAAGCAAAAAAGAAAGTGGTTGTACTAGGGGAGTACATTAATCACAAGAGTTATGATAGTGATTACGATGACGAGGTGTCCGTTTGGGAAGTAACAGACAGTGAACTATGGAAGGATGTATAAAATGACTGATGTACCTTATATAAGAAAAGAACTTAACATGCGTGAAAGAGACGTACTAAAATTGGTAAGCCAATATTGGAGCCATGATGAACCTAGACTTGAAGAAGATATACTTGAAGTAACAGAAGCATGTCACAGCTTAATCGCAAAGCTGAAAAACAAAGGCATCCTATAGGAGTAACAGCTATGAAAACAGTAGATGAATTAGTAGAATACTACTACCAATCCAATAACTTCAGTATGCTACGTGAGCGTAGCCAACGTGACTATAAATACTTTCTTAGTGTACTGACAGATGAATTTGGTACGTGTGAATACGATAGCCTGACAAGCAAGCAGGCGAAGCAGGCGTATGAGGAATGGGTTAAGCGAGGCATTAGCTTTGCTAACCATGTATGTACTGTTAGCTCTCTTGTGTACCGGTATGCTATGGACATGGAACACGCTAAAGTAAATCCATTTGGCAATGTAAAGCGTAAGTCTCCACCACAACGTAAGGTTGTATGGTCAGAAACCGACATAAAAAACTTTCTGGACACAGCATACAGTCAATTTGAGTGGCGTAGCCTTGGATTAATTGTGCATATGGCATACGAATGGTGTCAGAGACTAGGTGACATGCGAATGTTACGGTGGAGTAACATAGATTTGCCTAACAGTAAGTTGTTTCTTGAGCAGAGTAAGCGTAGGGCACAGGTAACACTACCCATAGGTGAAGACTTGCATGAAATGCTCACTCAACAGGAGCAAGACTTCGGCTTTCAAGACTACGTAGCACCTCGTGTGATACCGGTGAATGGTGAATACCATCCATACAGTATAGAAAGATTGTCTAAGGCAGGCAGAGTTGTCATGCGAGAGGCAGGATTGGATGATAAGCTAAGGCTAATGGACTTAAGAAGGACAGGCACTACACAAATGGTAGAGGCAGGTGTTTCAATGGGACAAATCATGTCTGTTACAGGGCACAGTAACCCACAATCTGTTAAACCTTACATGAAAAATACATACAACAGTGCAAATAATGCCTTGACTACAAGGAAGCACTATGTTAAAAACAGTTAAACTGGTATATAGAAAGGTGATATATACATGAATAATATATATAACACTATAAGTGATATAGACATACGTACAGGTGAGACTAAAAGAATGAACTGTCCTGCTTGTAATGGATATAAAACATTCACTGTGACCAATAACATGGGTAGCTTAATATGGAATTGTTATAAAGCTTCTTGTGATGCTAAAGGTGGAACCAGAGTACACATGTCAGTGGATGATATTCGTGCAGGGTTTAATGGAGCAGAGGAGTTCGCTGAGAGTACCTTTAGTATGCCAGAGTACATTGTCCCCCATCGTAACAATAAGGACGTTAGTGAGTGGTGTAAGGGATGGGGATTGAATGAAGATGAATTAAATATTATGTATGATGTTAAGGAACATAGGGTAGTGTTTCCTGTAATACATAATGGGACTGCCGTGGATGCTACAGGACGGTCATTAGGTAAACGTATTCCGAAATGGAAACGCTATGGAAATAGTGGGTTGCCTTATGCACATGGTTGTGGTAGTGTAGCGGTAGTTGTTGAGGACTGCGTGAGTGCGGCCATAGTAGGAAGTAGCGGAGTTAGGTTCGTAGGGGTAGCCGTGTTGGGAACATCGCTTTCCGAATCACATAAGTCGTATCTCTCGCAGTTCTCAACAGTTGTTATAGCTTTAGACCCCGATGCGGCAAAGAAAACCCTAGCTATAGCAAAAGAATTACGAGGCCATGTACCCAACGTGCGTGTCCTCAGACTACAAGATGACATAAAGTATCAACACCCTGACGATATGGCATCCTTAAATAACCTTAACCAACAAAGGAGTACATGACATGGAACTATCCCTATTACGTAGTCTTATGAACAAGTCTTTCTACGATGACCATCGTGGAGCGAAGTGTCCTGACAGACTATTCAGTAAAGATGTAAGAAAGATTAAGAAGGTAGTAGACCTTGCGATGGACAGATATGAACGTACTGTTACACCGGATGAAGTGGAAGCACTGTTTATATCAGACAATCGTACACTGACTACTGCACAGAGACAGGCTTATCTAAGTTTGTTTGCACAGATTAAAAAAGAACAGCCGATGGGCAGTGACGTAGCACAGGAAGTGTTGAGTAAACTATTTCAACAGGTAGTGGGCGAGGACATTGCTAACCTTGGCTTTGATTATGTGAATGGTGATAAGACTAGCCTTGAACCATTACGCAACTTACTTGAGCAGTATGGTGATGACTTCACACCTAACCTAAACATTGAGTGGGAAGACATTAGCGTTGAAACACTTCTGGCTAAGGCAGAGCTTGAGGCTAGGTGGTCATTTAATATTGCTCCGGTAACACGTAAGGTGGAAGGTGTATCCGATGGACACTTGATTGTGGTAGGTGCTAGACCTAACGTAGGTAAGACATCCTTCCATGCTAGCCTTATTGCTTCGCCCCGTGGCTTTGCGGCACAGGGTGCTAATTGTATTGTACTGTGTAATGAGGAGCAAGCAAACCGTGTAGGTGCTAGGTATCTGACAGCGGCATGTGGTATGTCTGCCCGTGAAATAAAGGACAATTTAAGTAAGGCAAAGCTAGCGTATCAGCCGATAATGAATAACATTAAAATCAAGGAAGCATCAGGTCGTGGTATGGCATGGGTTGAATCTGTAGCCAAGACGTATAAGCCTGACATACTTGTACTTGATATGGGCGATAAGTTTGAACAGCAGGGTGGCTTTGCAAGGCAAGACGAAGCACTGAAGGCTAACGCTATTCATGCAAGACAGATTGCCAAGACCTATAATTGCGCTGTATTCTATATGTCACAGCTATCTGCTGAGGCAGAGGGACGTACACAATTGAATCAGTCTATGATGGAAGGTTCACGTACAGGTAAGGCCGCTGAAGCTGACTTGATGATACTGATTGGCAAGTCCCCTGCTGTAGAGGGACAGGATGAAGACAGTCCCCTACGTCATATCAATATAGTTAAGAACAAGTTGACAGGTTGGCATGGTATGGTAAACTGTGAACTAGATTACTTAACAGCGAGGTACGAGGGATGAAGCTAACATTAGACGTAGAAAATACAGTTACACATCGTAATGGTAAGATGCACCTTGACCCATTTGAACCGGAGAATACTTTAGTTCAAGTAGGTATGCTATCAGACCAAGGCGTAGAACGTATTGTTACCTTTGACCACAGCGAGGTTGAGGCAGATGACTTTGGTCATACAGTAGTACAGGAATGGTTGGACAAAGCGAGTGTTCTTATATGTCACAATGCCGCCCATGATTTACTGTGGATATGGGAGAGTGGGTTCAAGTATGATGGCGATGTGTTTGATACCATGCTAGGTGAGTATGTACTACAGCGTGGGCAGAAAGAACCGTTATCTCTTGAGGCTTGTGCTGAACGGTATGAGCTAGACACCAAGAAGCAAGACACATTGAAGGAGTACTTCAAGAAAGGATATAGTACTAGAGATATTCCACACGATGAATTGTCTGAGTATCTGTCTGCTGACTTACATGCTACACAACAATTGTATGACAACATCCAAGCAAGATTACTTAGCGATGCTAACTCAGGGCTTATGAGTACAGTAGACCTTACAAATAAATTGTGTGTGTCGCTTGCTCGTATATATCAGCGAGGCTTTACGGTGGATAGTACTAAGCTTGATGAAGTGAGAAAAGAGTTTGAGCAAGAACGCCAAGACTTACAGGAAGCATTGCAGATTCACATCAGAGAATTGATGGGTGATACTCCTATTAATCTGAATAGCTCAGAGCAATTGTCTAGGGTTATATACAGTAGGAAAGTAATAGATAAGCCTTCTTGGGGTGAACGTCTTGACCCATTCATGTCAGACAAAGAGTTTCGCACCATGTGTAATACCGGAACGGAACGTATGTATAAGACTGTAGCCAAGCAGTGTACTACATGTAATGGTACAGGTAAGACATGGAAGACTAAG